TTATTCATCCTTTTCGTTTACTTCTTTTTTTAAAGCTTGTGCTAACAGCTTTGCCTGATCGACAGAATCCGCCAAAAATTGCGCCGTCTCTGCCTCATCAGCCTCGCGCTCAATTTCATCCGGTTTAATGGATAGCCGCAAGTTCACTGGTAACCGGCGCATCTTCAGGCCCTGCAAGACCATCGAAAGCGCCAGCTCCCCCTGAAACCCACCGTGGGAACCAATGGCAACGGTCGCTACCGGCAGTTCCTGCCATTCCTGGTAGAGCGTATCGAGCGCGTTTTTCAAAACGGCCGGATAGCCCCAATTATACTGTGGGAAAACAATGACCATGGCATCGAACTCCTTAACAATGTTCGACCAGGTCTTGGTGGCCTCTAGCTGATACATTCCCACCGCTGGCAATTCGGGCTCATCCAACCAGGGCAGGTTAATCTCAGCCAAATCCAAAACTTCGGCCGCCATGTCAGCACTGTTCAAAATGGGGTTCAACCAGTAAGCGACTTTGCGTGAAACCGAAAACTGACGGTTCGAACCGACTAAAATAGCAACTTTCATGATGTACTCCTCCGCTCAATCTGTTTGACCCTATTGTAAACTTTTCCACTATCAAAAACGACTGATTAACGCTTGGTTCGCTTTATCTCAATACAAGTAAAAAAGCACAGCCATCCAGCTGTGCTTTACTTAGTGGAGAAGAAGTGAATTATACAGCGTTGATAAATAAGCATTTATAAAGGTTATGTAGTAAATATGTAGTAATTAATGATAAAACACCCTAAACTCAATCACGAGTCTAGGGGAGTTTATGTTAGGAGTCGCTACGGTAGTTACGACTGGTTAATTATAGCATTTTTCGGCGCTCTTCTATCAAATTAGAAAGTTCGTTCAAGTCTTCTTCTGTTGCTAACTTGCGAATGAACGATCGTGAATAAGTTCGGTATGAAAGATACTTCTTGTGTTCCTTATTCTTTTGCGCCCAGCGCTTGTTAGCTTCATTTTGTGCAGTCGTTGAGCTTTCATATTCTGCCGGTCGTCCTGTATTTTTATTTTCCATCAGAACAATACTCTCCAAATAATAACTAATGCGATAACAACGATTACACCAATTATAAATTCTTTCTTATCTCGCCTATTTGTTTTCTTTAATTCAAACGAAATCTTTTTGCCGTTTTTATTAGTATATGTCTTTTTCATGGTGTGTTAATATGAGTATACGCGAAAGGGCTTGCGCCCCGTGGTAATTTTTACCACTTAATCGCAATCGTGAACTTAAAGAAGTAGAAGTTTAGCTCGAACTTGATTTCTATCTCTTTAGGTTTTTTTCTTTTACTCACATTGTTACCTCCTTTCTCTATACTTATATAATACCACGTATTATATATTTGTCAACATTTTTAGGGTGTTTTTGCACAAAAAAAGACGGGCGCACGTCTGCGTTTTCCCCGTCAATTTCCGCATGCCACTTCGTAAAGCCCGACACGCTTTTATATTAAATTATATCAAATATGTACAGGGGTTTCCCCCTTTTATTAGTAATGATCGTACGCCTTATCAGCATCGTACCATACAAGGTACTTCCCTTGCATGTAGTAAATACCGATAACGTTGTAGCGCTTATCGTACTTATCGATGGTTCCGTGGTTGTACAGTTCCTTAAAGACAACTTGGTCTCCAGGATTAAAGTCACGCACTCTCGTTGTCAAGTTATCAAGCAAAACAGTAGGAATACCATTGTAATTCCAATCAAAATCTGTTTCTAGTTCGTCAACACGCACTACCCAAGTTCCGTCATCAAGTTGCTTTACGTCTTGGATAGTCATTGCACCTTGCAAGTAGAATACGTTACCGCCATCTTTAAACTTATCAATGGCGCTATTTTCGTCATAATCTGGCGATACTGGTTGCACATTAGGCTGCACATCTACAGCATCTTGTGCGTGTTCCGCTGATCGCTTAGACAAAGCATCCCAAGTATTGACATCTCCGTAAAGCACACTCTTGTCATAAGGAGTGCTTGACCACTGCCACATGGTTACTGTGCTCCAGTGCTTTAACTGGTTAAAGTACAGGCGATCCCCCTTTGCAGCCACTTCATCATCATAGTTATCCTTTTGTCCATCAAATAATGGATAACCAGCCAACCAAAGTGGGTTATCAGTGATGCCTAAGTTAGTCCAGTCATAATAACCACCGTTCACATCACCAGCACCAAGGTACATCCATACCTTTTTACCAGTTTGATTTTCGATGTAATCATTAAACGGCTTTACTTCTTGACCGGTCAACTCTGGATAGATACGGTTACCGTTAGAATCCAATCGATTTGAGTTTTCAAAATCCAAAATAAGCGGGATAGTATCGTTTTGAGCGAACACCCCAACTTCATTAATAAAATACTTAGCCTGTTCTACAGGGTCAACACCTCCGTGCATGTAATGGTACAAACCAACACGCTTACCGGCTGCAAGTGATTGTCGTACTTGCTCCTTCCAATTAGGGTTGATGTAGTAATTACCCTCAGTTACCTTAACAATAACGGCGTCATTTTCAGCAATAATACCGGCAATGTTAGCACCTTGTGCGCTTGAAACGTCTGCTACTTTAAACATGTTTAATTTCCTCCAATAAAAAAGTCGACCGAAGTCATCTGTGTGATCGTTATTATTTTGTTGGTACTTGTTCAGACAACTTGTCTGAATCGGCAATCGCTTGGTCGATGTAGAACTTAATCTGTTCATCAGTGAAGTGCTTGCCAAGACCGTTTTCTTGAACACGCGCAGTTAGTGTGTTAATTGCTTGTGCCTTTATTTGGTCAGTAACGATACCAGAAGTTGCGGCCGCCGCTAGTGACTGCTTGGCAAAAAAAGCAACCTGCTTCATACGCTTACTCTTTGTGTGAGCAATAATGAAGTCAGCCAAAGCATTCAATGGTTTCCTAAAAAGTACGGCAATCGTTACCGAAAAAATCAAAAGTGCTTGTGCTTGTGTAAAGTCCATTTCTTCCTCCAATAAAAAACCGGCTAATCAGCCGGCGTTAGTTGTTTAATTTGTTCTGTTAGAGTACGAATTTCAATCCGTAGCTCTTTATTTTCATTAGTTAGTTTGCGATTGTCGTCTTTCAAATCAAGAATTTCTTTATTTAACTCATCAACTTGCTTTGACAACTTTTCGACTAAATCATTCTGTGTCGTCATGAGAGCCGTCATGGTGTCGTCATGCTTTTGTCTGGTATCTTCTTTCTTGCCTCTCCAAGCGTAATATGCCGTTGTAATCGTTCCAATACCACCAACGATTAGCGCTAAATTATCCATGGTGTACACCGCCATTCAGCTTGTAGCGTGGCTCTGACCAGGCACTCAAATAAACATTGATCGTGATGATTGTGAAGATAAACGGAACAATCGACACGTTGTGCGTGATGTAGTCGTTAAGGGCATAGCTAAACGCCAGCATCGTCCACATACCGCCAGATAGTGCAATCAGGACCAAACGGATACGATGCCAATAAAAGTCCCACAGCGAGTTAACTAGCAGTACCACACCCACTGTGATGTACAGCAATCCAAATGGCGCATCATCTAGCAGCCCAAGGGCTGGCGGTAACCGAATATCTAGTTGCTGGTAGTGCAACATCACCACAAGACCAACAACAATTTCCTCAACCGCAATGGTTGCCCACTGACGATTCTTCCAAAAATGTCGCTTCATTCTATCTCCTATCTTTCTGTTCTTCATTGGTAATTGATTGATACTGTTTCTCGGTAATCCAACCCATACCGACAGCATCATGAACCTTTTCCTTAGACCATCCAAGACGTTCATAGAAATACTTGATATTGTCATACATTATTTAGCACCTCCTGATTGTTCGGCTTCAAGCTGCTGGATGCGCATTTCTTGTTTCATCATTGTAGTCATCAGGGAGGACAACATTTGCTTGTCACTGTCAACTTGATTGATATCGTTTGCTTTCTGTTCTTGCAACCAGTCAGGAAGCGACTGTCCTTCCCATTTATGATCTGATTCATTCCATTTTGGAAGACCATAAAATCCAGTTGGCTCAATATCGGTTGTATTCTCTGGCTGTTTTTCAGCAAGAATAGCTCCTGGGATAAACTCGAATGTCTGTGGATTGTATTTGAAGTACCATTTCTTTTCCATCGCCAGTCCTCCTTATTCTGGGAAATCATCATTTGTTTTGAATTCAATCGTAAAATCTGAATCGCCTGGGGTTACATGTTGGATTCCTCGGTTCAACAAAATCATTCCTCCATCCTGTCCAATTTGTAATTTAGCTATTTGCAAGTCACACCACATGACATTTGATACATCAAAAGCTGGTTTAAAACCATTAGGCAAAAAATAATCAAATCCAGTCCAACCTCCTATATCTGGAGTGTCATGTCTTCCTAAATGGATTCTGACAGTATCTCCTACTCTTTGTCCTTCAATAGCAAAACCAAACTTGGGAATCGTGCCACTAAACGATACAACCTTTTGGTTTCCTGAAACTTTTAGTTGACCATTAACCGTCAAGTTATTAACAATCTGATTATTTTTAGGATTTACATATTCAGATTGTCTAGCGGTGTCAGCGTTTCCTTGCAAGCCATTAGGGGCAATAATCTTCTGCTCAAAATTGTTTTTTCCCTTAAAAGTATTGTCAGAATTTATTTTGGCGTAATTTGGTTCATCAGCTTTAATGTTATCTAAAGCATCATTTAATTGCTTGACCCTATCATTTGTACTTGAGACATCCTCTTCAATTTGCTTCTCAACATTGGACAACTTCGTGTCAATTATCTGTTGGGCTTTTAAAACGGATGACGTTGCTTTGTTAGCTTTTTCATTGAAGTCTTGGGTGGTTGACTCAATCTTTTCACTCAATTCATCAATGTGTCCATTAATTACTTCATCCGAGTGAGCCAACTGTTTTTCTGTTGTGTCATTTAAGTTTTTAACAACCGTGTCAACAATTGATACATAATCTTTAGCATCTTCGTTGTTAATATCAACGCTTGTAGTCACATCGATATTAAAAGAGGCAGTAGTTGCTGTACTGTCACCCTTTGTAAACCTAAAATATGCTTCTTTGTATCGTCCTACACTAGATCCCATCTGCTTGTTAGGTGTGTATTCAATCAGTCCCTGCAGAATATCGATTTTAACAACGTTGTAATCAATCACTTTGGTGTTGGCTGCTGTCGTTCCATTAAACGAGACACTGACATCAGTTAAATCAAAAGGTTCGCCATTAGCCGTAATAGTCGCTCGAATTGTCTGATAGTTGCCATCGCCCTGCCTTAATTTATAAGTAGGGTTGTTAATATCAGATTTAGTTGTATCTAGCGCTAAATTAATCGCTTTGCTCATCGTATCCTCCTTCCTCTAGCACTTCCATAAGGTCGTCATATGCTTGTGCATCTTTTCCAGCCAATGGTTCCGAGTATTCGCACATAGCAATATACAAAGCAAAAAACTGACCAACGATTTTTTCATTGAAAATTGACTGTTCAAAACGAATGTCAGTTAACTCTTTTTGTAAAAATAACCGTGAGTCGTCGTCGGGAAAATCAGTGATGTTCCCCTCGTCATTAATAGTTGCTCCGGACTCTTTAACGATGTTCTGCTCGTCTTTTGCCAGTTCCATCATCTTCGCTTCAATATCCGCAAGCAACTTAGACCGATACCTTGATACCTTTCCGGCTAGCTTTGCATCCTTTAGAAAATTAGCAATGGACTGCAGTTTGCTGTTTTTAATCTTGATCATCTAAACACCTCATATATACATGTAGCTATCGTCTGAATAAAATATTTTCAACGTCTTACCTTCATTCTTGGCAAGTGCCAACCTAAACAAGATATATTCGACTCCACCTTGACCTTTAACAATCATATTTTTATCAAATCTAACATCATCACTAAAAACAAAACCGGGAGTATTATTGATTCCTTGACGATACCATGCCATTTTCATAGGATAGTTTCCATCTGGGTCTCCCTTATCTTTAGCTGACCAGGAAAAATAGTCACCATCAGAATTAAGGTTAAAGGACATTCCGACAACGTTATCATTCCCAACCAAAGTACTTCGTCCGATATAACCAATTGACCGTCCTCGGTAATCAAAATTAATTCCATAATTGTTAAATGATGTCTTCATATCGCCAGTTGAAACTGTCATTCCAGACCATTCAATGGATACTGATTGATACTCGCCATTCCAGTTTGACTTAATGAATTGTGAAACATTACCAACTAGGCTGTTCACGTTAAGATTAATAACATCAATTTGGCTGGCATCAATCTGTCCACCCTTAATAAAGTTTGCAGACAAAGTTCCAGCAGTTATATTTCCAGCATCCAGATTGAGAACATTGATACGAGAGGCGTCAATATTGCCTTCTTGTAGCATGTTGGCATCAGTCATCCCATTAAACTTAACCCACGTTTTTCCGGAGTATGAGTACATAGCAATGCCATTCTTTTCATTAACATCTTCTTTAAACCAGATGTCTCCTTGTTGAGCATTTTTAGGCTCATCTGGCCCATCAAAACGAGTATGATCACCACTCTGTTCGGCACGGTTCTTTTGCCATTGACTGTCGGTATTTGCTGACATTACCCAAGCATTTCCATCCCAGTAGTAAAGTTCCGTTGTGCCATTGTCTAATTGCTTGTACCATACGTTACCCTTACGGGGACTAGCAGGAGCCTTAGGACCAAATGTCGTGTCGTTATTACCCCCATGGCTCATCGTCCACGATAGCGTGTTAGACATGCTTTGTGCGGTTGATGAAATACTAGTCATAGCTTGCGTAATCGAATTGTTAGACAAGTCAGCTCCAAGTTGTAATGTCGTATTTTCTGGTGTTATCAAGTCATATTCGACCTCAAACACACGAGTTTTGTACGACAAATCTCGGTCATTGTGCATAATAAGCACCGTATCGCCAAGGGAAAGGCCATCAGGTATCAGTTACTGAAGCAGAATACTGATAAGCTGGATGGTTTGCCTGCATTAAGTCACGGTAGGCCGTGTTAAGAAGCACCCACTTATCGTCAATGTCTTCATACGTCTTGATCAGTAAACGAGGACTGCCATCGATATGGCCATATTCTGCAGTAGCTAATGGATCAACTAGAACGGCATCCCCATTCGGCTTATCTAATGGGTCATTATTCGACTTCTTCCATTCAAGATCCTCGATTGTAATTCGACGGCCATATCCATCGGGTGTATCACCTTCCCCTTCACTAACTTGTTCCCCTTTTCCACGAGGCAAGATAGCTGTGTAAATGCTTGAATTATCTCCGGTCCGTTCAACGTTCAAAAGATTAGAGCCGTGAACAAACACTTTAGAAGTATCAGCTCCCTGTGCCGTCACATAATCCATGTAACGACCAGTCACCTTATTACCTGAAATTGACACATAAAAAACAATCTCTCCACCGAGGGCTTTAACGACCGTATTAATAGCTTCAAGATTGCTTAAATAGTAAAAATTAGTGTGCAGTGATGCATTAACGTTACATTTTCCAAGTTTCCACGGGCTTCCTCCAAGTGCTACTTTCATCAAGTTTTCTGCTGTCTCTGAAGTGAAACGCCTGTCTTTTATATACGAGTAGCTTCCCAGTTCTTGGTAGGCTAGCTCATACCATGAATAATCGACCCTATCCGAACTGTCCTTCACACTCATCAACCGGAGCATGAGGTATTTATTTTCATCCAACGGATGAGGAACACCAACATATCGAACATTATTTCCAAACGCCTTATTTGGCGGAAGAGACAGGTCAAACTTAGCGGCCGTATTAATCTTTAAATCGAGTTTTGCTTCAAGCATATCTGCTTTATCAAGCATCCCCACAATCTCTTGTTTTTTATCGAAAAGATAAATCATAACTGCTTAACCCGGTACTTAACCGTCATTTTGGCCGCCTGTGAACAACGAACCTGTGACCCTTTCTCAATAGTTGCTTCAAAAATGTTTGTTTGCATAATATCAATCGTGTTCAAGGCGCTATTACCATTAACAGTAAGCGACCTATCATTAATATTTAATATAATGGTGGCCAATGATGGAAATGACCCATTCATCTTCAAACGCCAGTCATTTCCAATAGTTAGCAAAATTTCATTTGTGGAGCTTTCACCAACATTTACCACAATCGAATCAACATTCTGTCGATACGTTAACTGGGGATCATTGATATAAACAACGTTTTGCCCATCAATCATCTTTGTTTGGCCATGTCGATATGGGTCTGACATAGTGATTTCAATTGTTCCTTTAACACTCAATGAACCAGGCTCTCCATTAGACAGTTTGGTCACTGTCCCAATACGAGTAAACTCTGGCTCGTCAGCAAAATAGAACTCTTTTTCATCCCCTTGTAACAACAACTTCAAGCGAGTAAAAGCCCGATTAAATTGCTCTGACGTCTCAGCAATTAAAAAGAACACAACCGAAATCGTGTTCTTTTCAATTTTTGACCGAAGAAAGAACTCTCCATCGCCTAAGCTATCAGAAGTTGACAACTTTCGAGAATAGTTATCTCTTCCGTCAACTGATACCGTTCGAAACTCATCAATTTCACTTTCTAAATTGATACCGTTAAAGTTCAAGCTTTCAACTGACTTACCAACGGAGGGCGAGGTAGTCTTATTTAGGTCTTTAAATTCATACTGCATTTATCCCCCTTAATACACGCTCACAGCGTTGTTCTTTCGTAAGTCGTATGACTTGCCTTGTTGGTTTGAAATATCGTCTACATAAGCAGAATAGGTACTCTGACTCATGCCAATATTGATATTTGCAGGTTGCTTATTATTTTCAAGTGACATGGAAACAGTCCCATTATCGTTTAAATCAAAACCAGAAGTAATCGGCGTCATGCTATATGCCAAATTTGTACTACCAAATGAATTGGCAATAGCACCAGCCATACCAGACACATTGGATTTGACGTCCTTAAAGCCGGTCATCAGTCCACTATTAAGCCCACTCATAATGGCATTACCTGCTGGGGTAAGCAAAACCTTGTCATAACTAATTGGCCCTTTGTGCTTTTTAATCCATGATGCAATGCCGCTGACAAAGTTTTTACCTGCTTCCCAAGCATCTCTAAGACCTTTAACGAATCCATCAATAATTGCTTTACCAGCTCCCCACAAATCAATATGCATAGCAGCATTAATAATACTCTTAACACCATTCCAAATTGAACTTACAATTGAACCAAGTCCATTCCATGCGTTTTGAAGCTGCGAAACAATCCAGTGACCAAGTTCTCCAGCAATCTTTCCAATTCCAGACAAGTTATTTGAAACAATAGAACTAATGGTGTTCCAAATTGTTGAAACAATGTTTTTAGCATCATCCCATACAGCGCTCCAATTACCTTTAAACAAGTCAGTAAATAGCTTAATAATGTCTGAGATAACATTAATCGCTCCAGATATAAGCGTTGTGATATTCTTCCAAGTGGTCGAAATAATAGTTTCAATAATGTTCCAGACTGTTTGAATTGTGATCATAATGGAGTTGAACGCCGTTTTGATGACATCCCATACAACACTAGCCCACATCCCAATGGTATTAGCGATGGCGTTTAATACTGGGAAGATAACATCTTGAACGGCTGTCCAAATTCCTTGAAAAAAAGGAACCAAAAACGCCCATGCTATTTTTATTTCTCCTACAACCATTGTTACTATTGCAATAACGGGAGCAAACACACCCCCTAGGTAAGCAACAATTCCGTCAAAAAGAACCGGGAAAAACTCAGAAAGCGATTTCCATAAGTTCTTGAATGCATCAACAATTGGCCGCATACCATCAGAAAAGTCTTCCCATACTCCTTTGGCAAACTCCACAATACCGTTCCACAGTCCGCTAAAGAATTCTCCAATTGGTTGCCAAACTGTCTTAATCACGTCTACTACTACAGTGAAAGCATCCGATATAGCTTTCCCAACTGTATTGGCCACACCCACAAGACCATTCCATGCTTGACCTAACCAATCGACAAACCCTTTCCAAATTTGTTGACCAATCTTTGTCTTAGTAAAGAATAATGTTAGTGCAGCAACAACTGCTACGATACCAACAACTATCCATGTTATAGGGCTAGCTAAGAATGATAGATTAAGCAACCCGTTAGCTGCTGCAGCAATTTTACTAGACTTAGCTAAATTTTCTAATCCTTCTCTAGCTCCCTCAGCACCCATTGCAATTTTAGTAAGCGATGAAGCTGTTTTACCAACATTACCAACAGTGCTGATAATACTTCCAGCAGCATCCCCGATTTTCTTTGCGTGGGTCAAAAACGTTCCCAAACCAGTAACAGCAGGACCAATCACCGGCGTTAATCCAATGAAGTTTTGTGTCATCTTGGCAAATGAATCGTTACTGGCAGAAGCCCAGTTCATAGCTCCGTTCGTCATATCAATAAAGGCTGCAGAAACTCCGCCTTTACTTTCTAACGACTTGTTACGTAACTGTTCCCAGTTTCCACCGAGTTGTTCAATCTTAGAACCGATATTCTTTTGCATTTCAGTTGCTTGATTGTTCAAGAAATCAGTAGATACTTGGCCATTCGCTGACGCTTGTTGCATGGCATCAGAAAATGCATTCCAAGACGTTGTCGTGTTACCAGATTTATCATTAATGGAATCGAGAAGTGGAAGAATGGCAGCCATTCCAGATGTTCCAAACATCCTTTTAAGAGCTGCCGCTTTATCACTAGAACTCATGCCATCCATTTTTTGAGAAATTTCAGTCAATATCTGTGGGAATTGTTTCATATTCCCCTTTGCGTCGGTAAACGAAATACCCAATGCGTCCATTTGCTTAGCAGCAACACTACTAGGCGCTTGCATCATCAGCATTGCGTGGTTCAAATCCTGTGAAGCCTGTGCCGCACTAAAACCACGATTAGTAAGCAATCCAATGGCAGTTGAAGTGTCCTGCATTGACACGCCAGCGTTAGAAGCCGTACCACCAATAGTGGCCAATGCTTGCTGCATAGACCCAATAGAGGCGTTCGATAGATTGGCTGTCTGTGTCAGAATAGCGGCCGCCTGTGATGAACCATCAAGACTTTTACCCCAAATGTTCATTGACTGTTGAACAACACCAGCAGTCGTCTGCAAATCTTCTCCAGCGGCAGTAGCTGCACGAGCAATAGACGGGAATTCTTCCTTGATTGTGCTAATAGAAGCTCCATCACGAGCCATCGCAACCATAGCCTCAGCGGCCGCTTGGGCACTAAGAGGCAAATCAGCTCCCATTTTATTGGCCATATCCGATAAACCGCCAATATCTTTGGCGGTGCCACCAGCAATAACCGCTGCTTGGTTCAGGCTTTGTTGAAAATCGCCAAATGATTTAATCGATTTCATACCAACCGCCGTTGTTGCCGCACCAACAACTGTCATCGCTTTCCCAACGCTCTTTAATGAGTTAGAAACCTTGCTCGTTGAATCTTGAGCCGTGCGATTAAAGTTAGACATGGAAGCAATCGCAGTCTGAACGCCCGCACTAAACGCCGTTATATCAGCAGAATAGACTGCTTTGACTTCATATTGTTCAGCCAT